TGTACAGCCACAGATATTTTATACGATTTGATAAAGGCTGATATGTTGAAAAAGGAAGGTGAGTAAGTGACGGCAAAAGAGTATTTGAGACAGCTTAAGACACTTGATTGTCTTATAAAGGCCAAGCTGTTAGAAAAAGAACGTATAAGAGCGTTATCAACTAAGGTTACAGCCGGGAATAAAGAAAGGGTGCAAGGTGGAAGTAGCGGTGGCATAGAAAATGCAGTTATAAAGATGATGGAGCTAGAAGAACAGATAAATTCAGATATTGATAGACTTGTGAATTTAAAAGCTGAAGCAAGATTATTGATTGATGAGTTGGTAGACGACAAGCACAAGGTAGTGCTATCTATGTACTATGTGTCTGATATGACTTTTGAGATGATATCAGACGAAACACATTATTCGGTTGGAGCTGTACATAAATTTTATAGGAGTGCTTTAAAGGAATTTGAGGAACTGTACAATTCCGAAAAAGAGTGAAAAAAATGTATAAAAGTGAAAATGGGAATATGATATAGTGTATACGTGAAAAGTTTAAAGCAAGTATACTTTTTCATAATCCTCCTTTAATGTATGGTATCGGGGCAGGCTTTTATTGATGTTTCCCTGCCCCAAAAGTTAAAGGATAGTCTACTAAATATTTTTCTTCTTGAGAGACAGCTTAACGGCTGTCTTTTTTGATTCAAAATTTTAGAAAGGAGGTAGTCTGAATGACTGAAAAACAAAAAAGATTTTGTGATGAGTATATAATTGACCTGAATGCCACTCAGGCTGCCATTCGAGCCGGGTATTCTCCACACACAGCAAAAGATATAGCTTCACAAAACTTAGCAAAACTCAACATTTTAGCAGAAATCAACAAGAAGTTGGCAGAGAGATCCAAGCGCACAGGTGTGAATCAAGACAGGGTAGTTCGTGAGCTGGCAAAAATTGCATTTGTAAACGCTGCAGATGTAATTGACGACAGAGATGCAACAGTTAGGCCAACGGCAACCGATGATGACCGTGCCTGTATCCAATCTGTAAAGGTTAAAATCATGGATGGTGATAAGGGAAGCATGGAAGAGAGGGAAATAAAGCTGGCAGACAAAGTGAGAGCATTGGAGCTTTTAGGTAAGCATTTGGGTATGTTTAAAGACAAACTGGATGTTACTGCCAATGTACCTGTAATTATATCCGGGGATGATGCTCTTGAAGACTGATTCTGTTAATATTCAACTACCTGAGGTGGTAGGCAAAGGATATGGCACATATTGGCGGTATAAAGGCAGATACAGAGTCTGTAAAGGCAGTAGAGCGAGTAAGAAATCTAAGACAACGGCTCTATGGTATATATGGGCAATTATGAAGTATCCGCAGGCTAATTTGCTTGTGGTCCGCAAAGTATTCAGAACCTTAAAGGATAGTTGCTTTACGGAGCTTAAGTGGGCGATAAGGAGACTGAAGGTTGAGAGTCACTGGGAAGAGAAGGAATCGCCGCTTGAGATGACTTACATACCTACAGGGCAGAAGATATATTTCAGGGGCCTTGATGATCCGCTTAAGATTACATCTATTACGGTAGAACAAGGATACCTTTGTTGGATGTGGTTGGAGGAGGCATATGAGATATCAAATGAAAACGACTTCAATATGCTTGATGAGTCAATAAGAGGTGCTATACCGGAAGATGTAAAACTATTTAAGCAGATAACAATAACCCTGAATCCTTGGAATGAACATCACTGGATAAAGAAAAGGTTTTTTGATGTTCCTCCGGATGATGAAGTTCTGGCAATGACTACAAATTATCTTTGTAATGAATGGCTTGATAAGGCCGATCTGAAGGTATTTGAGTCAATGAAAAAGAACAACCCACGAAGGTATCAGGTTGCGGGTCTTGGAGAGTGGGGCATAGTTGACGGACTTGTATATGAAAACTGGGAAGAAAAGGTCTTTGATATAAACGAGATAAAAAAGATATCAACAATTCAATCGGTATTCGGACTTGACTTTGGATATACAAACGATCCAAGCGCCTTGTTCTGTGGCCTTGTAGATACAAAGAGCAAGACTATTTGGGTATTTGATGAGATGTATAAGAAGGGCATGAGCAATGAGGCGATAGCTGACGAGGTTACTAAGATGGGATATGCCAAGGAGCGTATAAGAGCCGACAGTGCGGAGAAAAAGAGTATAGACAGGCTTTATACTTTAGGCTTATCACATATAACTGCTGCAAGGAAAGGACCTGACAGCATAGTCCACGGTATCGACTTTATACAGGACTACCACATAATAATTCATCCAAGGTGTGTGAACTTTATCACAGAGATATCCAACTACACATGGGCAAAAGACAGTAAGACCGGAAATATGATAAATAAGCCTATTGATGATTTTAACCACTTAATGGATGCAATGAGATACGCTCTTGAGGATATCTCGATGAGCTCTGTGTATAGTTTTGATTAAAAGGGAGTGAAAATGTGGATTTCATAAAAAGAATAATTTTGGCAATCAGTCAATTTTTTAATAAAAAGAGTATAGCAGGCATATCAGGTATAAGTATTCTAAAGAATGAGACGCTGATATGGAGGTCTTCGCCTGATAGGATAATGCAGCTAAAAGGTGCAATGTACTATGAAGGAGTCCAAGACATATTGAGGAGAAAAAGGACGGTGATAGGTGAAGGCGGAGAGCTGCAGGAGGTTAGTAATCTACCGAATAACAGAATCATAGATAACCAGTATGCAAAGCTTGTTAATCAAAAAGCTAATTACCTACTTGGACAGCCGTTTGTAGTAAGTTCAGATAATAAAGACTATCTTGAATGCTTAAAACAGGTGTTTAACAAAAAGTTTATGAGAAATATAAAGGCAGCAGGAAAATATATGCTAAACACGGGCATAGCATGGATTTATCCACACTATGACGGTAGTGGACAGCTAAGCTTTAAGGTTTTTCCGGGATATGAAATTTTGCCTTTTTGGGAAGATGATGAAAAGACCAAAGTAAGGTTAGCTGTACGATTATACAAAACAGATGAATACACATACAATGGAACTAAGACTGAAGTGGAAAGAGTTGAGGTATATGCTCCGGATGGTGTGTACAGATTTATTTTAAACGGTGAAGCTATAAGGGGCGACGATATTATTCCATATAGTGCTTATGTAAACACCGAAAATGAAAACTATAATTGGGGTAGGATACCTTTAGTGCCGATGAAATATCATGATGGCACGCCCTTACTAAAGAGAGTTAAATCCTTACAAGACGGTATCAATATAATGCTCTCGGACTTTGAGAACAACATGCAGGAGGATGCCAGAAATACTATTCTTGTTATTAAGAATTATGATGGGCAGGACTTAGGAGAATTTAGGCAAAAGCTTGCACTGTACGGAGCTGTTAAGGTTAGAAGCAATGACTCCGAGAAAGGCGGTGTTGATACACTCGAAGTTAAAGTAAATGTTGACAATTACAAAGCTATCATTGAGATATTTAAAAAAGCCTTGATAGAAAACGGCATGGGCTATGATGCCAAAGATGACAGAATGTCGGGCAATCCGAACCAGATGAATATACAGAGCATGTACAGCGATATTGACTTAGATGCAAATGATATGGAAACTGAGATGCAAGCGGCATTTGAGTATTTGCTTTGGTTTGTGAAGGCGCATTTATCCAATATGGGATTAGGTGATTTTGAGAATGAGGATGCTACTATCACATTTAACAGAGATATTTTGATAAATGAGACAGAGGCAATAGAGAGTTGTGTTAAGTCAGTAGGCATTTTGTCGGATGAGACTATCATAGAGCAGCATCCTTGGGTGGATGATGTTCAGAAGGAACTTGAGCGTATAAAGAGGCAAAAAGAAGAGCAGGTAAAAGAGCAATATGGTGCTTTTAATGATACCAACTTGGGGGATGGTGATGACATGTGAAGAACTCAGACTACTGGATAAACAGATTTGGCCAGCTTGAAAGCATTACAAATAAAGATGCTATGGAGGCATACAGGGATGTTGAAGAAATATACCAAAAGGCACAGACAGAGCTTGAAGACAAAATAAATACTTGGTATCAAAGATTTGCAACTAATAATCAAATATCCATGGCAGAGGCCAGAAAGCTATTAACTACAGGAGAGATGAAAGAACTTAAGTGGTCTGTAGAAGAGTATATAAAGCACGGCAAAGAAAATGCTATCAGTGGTCAGTGGGCAAAAGAGCTCGAGAATGCATCGGCAAGGTTTCATGTATCCAGGTTGGAGGCATTAAAGCTTCAGACACAGCAGAGCATTGAGGTACTGTACGGTAATCAATTAGATACCGTGGACAGAGCAATGAGAAAAGCATATTCACAGAGGTACTATAGGACGGCTTTTGAGTTCCAGAAAGGTTTTGGAGTAGGGTTTGCGGTAGACAGGCTTGATGAAAATACACTTAGTAACATAATCAATAAGCCTTGGGCGGTTGACGGCTATAATTTTTCTAAGAGGATATGGACTAACAAAGAAAAGTTGATAGGTGAGCTTCACAGCTCTTTAACAAGAAATATAATTACCGGAGCAGACCCGGCTAAGGCTATAAAAGAGATAAAGTCTAAGATGGGTGTATCAAGCAACGCGGCAGGCAGGCTTATAATGACAGAGTCTGCTTATTTTGGTTCCGTGGCTCAAAAAGATATGCTTAATAATCTTGATGTTGAAAAATATGAGATTGTGGCCACATTGGACAGCAAGACATCTGAGATATGCAGAAGCCTTGACGGCAAAGTATTTGATATGAAGGACTATCAGGCAGGTGTTACAGCCCCTCCATTCCACCCATACTGTAGAACTACTACAGCACCGTATTTTGACGATTGGGAGGAGCTGGGAGTTGATAGAGAACGAATTGCGAGGAATGATAAGGGTAAGAACTATTTTGTTGATGGGAATATGACTTATAAGGAGTGGGAGAAGAAATTTGTAAACAACAATGATAAGATTGAGCCAACGAAACAGATTGAAGCCCAACTATTGAATGAGGTACCGCAAAGTGCTAAAATAAATGACAAAGTGATGACCGGACTGTCTAATGTTTCTCAAATTAAATCAAACAATGATATTAAACAGTTTGCTGAGAAACTGATAGATAATCTAGGCATAGACAGAAGTAATATTCCCGTAAGCATAAAGGCTATACCGGATAATGGATATTGCCGGTTGGGGAACAGGACTACGAGAAACAAGATATATTTTGATGAGTATGTGCTAAATTCAAATGATGCTCGCTCCATAAACTATAGAATTAAAACGGCTTTCCATGAATCCTTCCATTTATCTGCTAACGGACTTGAATGGGATGGGATGGACTCATCCGGAAATATAGTTGAAAAATGGAGAAGTTTAGAGGAAACATTTACGGAATCATCTGCGCATTATTTAATTGAGGAGTATGGAATTTCAGCTAAGTTATCTCCGTCTTATACACAGGAACTTGTTGAAAATTTGCCGAGACTGAAGCGACTTGCAAAGTACTCATCTTGTAATACGATTCAAGATTTCGGAAAGATTGCATTTGAGGATAGGCAGAATGGAGTTGGGGCAAAGTGGTTGCACCTTCATTCAGATATGAGTAAAGTTGTATTGCCAATAGATTATTATTCTCAATACAATTCATATATAACTCAAAATGAAGACGATTTGCTTGATATGATGTTCGAAAACATGGTGGAATACAAGCAATATAGGTCACTGATAAAGGCTGAATTAGAATCAGCAATAGGAGAAGATTTCAGGACACTTTCGGGTAATCAACTGGTAATATATAGTAATATTTTGGCATGCGCAATGCAGAAAATGGGGGTACTATGATGGTATATATTCCAAATGGTTGGATAAAAGATAGAAAAAATGAAGATGAAATAATAGATATACCTATTGCAATAATTACAGATTTAGATATAAAAGATAATTCTATCTTCTAAAAAAAAAGAAGATTTTTTGATTTTTGTTGAAACAGAAAAAAAAGCTTTGTCTTATAAGAAAATACTTTCTTTTTTGTGAGAAAGGTGCTTTTTGATGCAAAACTTTTGTGATTTTGTTGACTTTTTTTTGAACTGAAGTTGAAAATTTTTGCTTAATAAAGACATTTTTAATATAGATTTTTCAGTAAATTTTTTTGAAAAAAATATTTTTCAAATCAAAAAATGAGATAGAGTAGATATGATTTCTTTTGCTAAAAAACTAAATGATTTGGGAATTTCTTTTGCTGAGTATGAAGAAAAACTTCACTTTAATATAAAATGAGAGATTTTTACTTACTTTACAAATTCTTGAAATGTTTTAAAAATAAGTTTTTGGTGAGATGAGGTTGATGAAATTTTACTAGATAATAAAAAAATAGATTTTTATTTTTTTTGATTAAATAAAGAATTAAATAGTTTTTCTTATGTTTCTGAAGTGAATAAATTCTTTGTAGAAAAAGTAAAATCAACTGAAAAATTGATTATTCTTGATAGTATTGACTTTTATAATTTTTATGATGAAATTATTTGATATTTAAAAAATTTTATTTCTTTTGCAAATTTTTGAAATTGATTAGAAAATCTTTGAGTAGAAGAAATATTTTTTAATAATTTGGATGAATTTAAGTTTAAATTAGAAGAAAAAAC